TGCGGATTGCGAGGTCGAGCGTTGCGGCTGAATCCGCATCGGGCGCTCCCGCGAGGAGTGAGTCAAAGGCACGCATCAGCGTAGAGGCGTCAATCTCGGTGCGCTCAGAGAGCGAGCGGACTGCGCCTAGGCCGATGGTGGCTGGATAGGCTGGCTGGTTGCCGGTCAGGAGGCTGACCTCGTGCAAGCGGATGTTCCGCAGCTCACGAACGCCATTGTCGTCGTACATATCGCCCTTGTTTGGCACGGAGAAGCCGAAGCTCATCCCCATCGCCGCACCGTCTCGGCGTAGCATTGCGGCGAGGTCGGAGGCGAAGGTCACCTCTGGGTTGAGGGAGACGCGCACCTTGAGGCCGCGATCATCCTCTTCAAGATCCAGCGTGCCCGTCTTGGTTGAGCCGAGGAAGTACTTAGGATCGTGATCCTGAAGCGCCTTGACTTCCCAATCGCCACGCTCGGCGGCAGCCACGCTCTTTGAGAACGCGCCTGGCTTGATGATCTCCCGCGTGCTCAGCCCTTCGGCTTCGGAGTTGAAGATAGCGGCATAGCCCGTAAAGGTGTGCCCATCGCCCTCAGCGCGGATCTCCGTTTGGAACTGTCGGTACTCAATCGCCATTTTCGGTTTCTCCTTACGCTCGGCGTTTTGGACGATGTTGTCCGCCCACCGCTTACCCGCGTCGCCGCCCCATAGCGCCCACGCGATCCTGCCAGCGGACGGATAGCCGTCTTCGCCGGTGTTGAATCCTTGACCTTGCTTGTCCACCTCGTGTCGTGCGAAGAACGAGCGCATTCGCACCACCGTCTCAAACGGTAGGTTGCGCCCATTCACGATGTCGCGTGCGCGAGCCACACCCACGAGGGTGCCGCCGCGTCCGAACTCAGCGCGCCAATCTAGGCCGCGCTGCGCCTCTTCCTGCATCGCCTCTGTTGGCATATAGCCGTCAGGGTTGATCGGAGCGCGCTCCTCGCTTCGCTGCTTTTTCTCTGCGTACCGAGGATGGTCGGCGTGCAGGAGGTCGTTGTCGCCGATGTATTTCGCGTTCTGTGGTCGCCCAGTTCGGGCGAGATAGAGGAAGGCGTTGACTCTTGCCATTGACCACTGCTCTCGCGTGGTGCCTGGACGGTGGCTCACGGAGTAGGCGCCAGAGCCACGACGATAAACGGAGCGAAGCGCTCCGACGCGCACCCGCGTCCAGTTCGGTCGGTCTGCCTCTGCCATCTCTTGGTTGTGCTCGTCAGCCTTGTTTTGCAGGCCCTTCTCGGTCGCTTCACTCAACTTGATGTCGCCGAGTTTTCCCTCTGCGCTTCCAGGCTCATTCTCATCGCTGCCGGTGATCTGATCCTTTGGTGGCGCTGGAGCGTCTACGCGCTCCTCAATGCCGTCGTCCTCTTGCCAGCGGTTGCAGTAGTAGGCCCCGTTGACATACGCATCCCAGAGTTCGCAGTACGCCTTGTCGCCCTGCACATCCTCTTCGTTGTAGAAGGCGCAGTTGCCGCAGGCGCGACCTTCGGGCACATCGTCAGCGAGTGCGGGTCGGTAGTTATCTGGTAAGGCGCGCTCACCGCCAGGCTCAATGCCTTCAGCCTGCGAGATCGCGACCATCTGTGAGATGGCGTCCTGTTTCGTGGTGTGGCAGCCCATCACTTCGCCGTCCTGCTTGACGACCGCCCAGCCGCTGCACTGCTCACTCTGATCGGTGATGAAGTACGGCATTACGGATCAACCTGAAAGTCGTAGACATCCAGCACTGTGTTCGCAGCGTCAGAGATGGCGTAGAGCACATCCCCGTTGCCGATCTTGAGCGTGGTGACCGCGCCTTTGGAAATCTCAAAACCTGTCGTGGTCGTCACGGCTTCGCCGCCAACCCAGATGTTCTTGTTCGCGCCAAGCTCCATCGTGATCTCGTGGATGTTCTTTGCAGTCGCGGTGGCGATTGCTGCCGCCGCTGTGCCGATGCTGTATTGCTGTGCGCGAAAAGTCATTTACTCACCTCAACGCTGCAAGCAGCGCATCTTCCTCTCGTTGTCGGACAATCCGATGAATCTTGACAATGCCGTTGAGTCTGCGCTCAATGAGGATCTCCTCGCCTCGCGTCGTTCCGGTGTAGATATAAGACGAGCGATTCGCGACGCCAGAGGTTTGAGTAAATCCTCTGCGTGCCTTTCCTGCAAAGCCTTGCGCTCCTGCGACTGAGCCGCTGCTAAGGGTGTAGCCAAAGACCTCGCCCTTGCGCGCCAGCGGAGCTGGCTTAGGCGGTTGGATGGCGCGACCTGGGCGAGCGACGGGCGCAGGTGCTGGCTTAGAGCCAATCGCGGTGCCTGTAGAGATTGTGTTGCCGTCCGATGTGCCAAGCAGGTCTGGGGAGCCGTTTGCAAAGCCAGCCGTGACGCTGCTGCCAGCGACAACACCCTGATCTTGCTCAACGCCTGTTGCAGTCCCTGCTGAAGTGCTGGTGCCCTGCGCTGAGCCAAGTAGCCCGATGAAGCCTTGCGCCGTGGCCGCGCTGGTGCTCGCACCGGCAGCCAATCCAGCAAATGCTACGACCCCTGTAGAGCTGCCTGATGAGGTGCTGACGCCTGCGACTGATCCCTCGATAAGATTTGGATCAGCCCAAGTAAAAGAATCCCAGACAGCAGGATTGACCGCAGATGGTTGCCAGCGGCCCGTCGCCATCAGATCAGCTCAAAGATTCGGTGATGTTCCCGCTTGAGAGCGTATAGGTTCCCGCCGTTGCAAAGGTCTGCTGGGTATCCAGCGCGCGACTGCCGAGGAAAGTGCCGCTCGTCAAAGCCGTCCAATAGCCGAGGTGCGTGATCGTTGTTGAGCCTGGAACATCAAACGCAACATTCGCATTCGTTGCGACCGTGCCGTTTGAAGCGGATGCCCACGATGCTTCCTCGCGCGTATATGGTGCCCCTGAAACCTCAGCGGTGCCGCTTGCGCCTGGGTCTGCTGTATGAAGACTGAAGTAGGTGACGCTCCCGCTGAGGGCGTCCAGCATCAGGTTCTTGGTCGTGCTCGTCAATCCTGCCATCTGGTCACTCCTCTACGATTGCGGTGATGTTGCCCTCAGCATCCCGCTCAACTCGTCGAGTCTTGGGATCTTGAGGCGGGATAGTGAGGTTGATGATTGGCGAGATGATCTCGCGCTTCTCCGTGTCATCCTCTGCCGAGTTCTGCGCCTGTACCGTGACTGGCGCTGCGCCGGTATGGGCCACACGGATGCCAACGAGTCGTGCGGCGTCCTCTGGCGCGAAGCCAGCCTGCACGAGCTTCGCCACGATGTCTACCTTCGTGGAGAGCATCGCGGTCTCAGCATCTGCCTCGTTGAGCGGCATTCGGTAGGAGTCGCCTGAGTCAATCGGGCTGAAGTCCTCAAACTTACGAATGTCGTTGACATTGAGCCAGCCCTCTTGAAGCCCGACGCGGTAGGTGTCGTAGCGATCCTTCGTCGTGCCTCGCAGGATGGAATCCATTGAGAACTTGACGAAGGCGTCGGGCAGCAGGATCAGCGTTCCCAATGGGCGCTCGATCATCTCAACGAGCGGTCGCAGCGTGTATTGCACGAACGCGAGGTTCTGCTGCTCAACGCTGTTATAGGACATCGCGCCTGGCGTCGTGACCTGCAAGAGATTTGGTGGTATGCGGAAGCAGCGAGCGATCTCCTCAACCGTGAACTGGCGAGAGGCGAGTAGCTGTGCGTCTTCAGGTCGGAAGGTCAGCGGCTTGAAGCTTGCTCCGCCTGTTAGCACGCCTGGAGTGTGGATATTCTGCCCGCTGTGATGCCGCGCCCAGCCAGCCTTGAGTTGCTCGCCCTGCTCTTTGGTCAGTTCTGTCGGCACCTCGATGATGCCCGTCGGCGTGCTGCCGGTGCGGAAGAAGTTGCTCGCGTAGTCCTCAAGCGTCAAGCCGAGGGAGAGCGAGACGCGGAGTTGATGGATCGGGTTGATGCCGCGTAGTTCGCCTGGCATCGCGATAAGTGGGATGTGAAGGATTGTCTCCTGCCCGTAGACCGCTGTCGGCTGATTATGCCCCTGATGGATTTTGTATTTGATCTCGCGGCCTTCGCGATAGATCTCCACGCGGCGCGGGTCAATGGCGCGCACTTCAAGCACTTCACCGCGCTCGTCGCGTGGCGCGTAGATGAAGGCGTTGCCGTCTGTGTAGAGAGACACCACGATCTCGCTGATGAGTTGGTTGATCGTGTAGGTCGGCTCGTCAGGGATCGGCGTGAGCATCCACGACGGCTTCGCGCCCGCTGGACGGTACGGTCGTCGGATGCCGTTGTCGCGGCGATAGGCGTCAAGAGGGAACGACGAGACAACATCGGCTAGCAGCCGCACGCTGGCGTAGGCAGCCGTGAGTCCGAGCGCCGCCTTCTGATCAACCTCACGGTTGCCGAGGAAGGGAACCTTGTCAAAGGCGAGCGGCGTGAGGTTTTGCAGCGTCAATGATCGCTGCTCGGATGAGGTGAAGACGCGACGCAGGATGCTCACTTAGTCCCTCCAGGTATAGCCGAGAGCGACAAGGACGGCACCCGCGGCAGCGATCAGGCTCAGCGGCTCAATGAGCCAGAGACCTGCGATGACGAGGACAATGCCCGACAACTCTAGGATGGTTGATTTCATAGGGTGATGAACTCCGCTGCTTTAGGTGCCGCTGGCGCTTGTGCGTGGTAGCGGGCACGATCATACGCCATCACCGCGCACACGGCGAGGTCAATCTTTCGCGGGGAGCCTCGGTGCTCCTTGACGATACG